GGCATCCCACCCATTTGAGGCATCCCACCCATTTGAGGCATCCCACCCATTTGAGGCATATTGAATGGTAATTGTCTAGGTTGTTGTTGTGGTGCTGAAGGATTGGCAAATGGGTTGGGATTGTACGCGGGTGCTCCTCCACTAGGGTTTCCGTTTCCGTTTCCGTTGCCATTACCATTACCCCCAGTATTATAAAAGTTTTGTTGTGGTTTATTATCTTCGAGTCCACCGATTCTCTTCAGTGCTCGAGGTACATCCGCATCACGTTGTTGTCGCATCTGTGCTAAACGTTGATCGAGTTGATCGTGAATATCCTTTTTCATCTCATTGGTATCATCATAAGTGATGATATGTGAATCACTTTTCAGATTGGTGAATTGATGATTTAAAACGCTTTCCTTCTCGACAAAACCGTGATTGTAATCGTTGTTATAGAATTGATTATAGTCACTCGGTTTCATTTCATCCCCCAAGTAGGCGTATTTTGACGCATCATCACCCAGATTGCCATAATCAAAACCGTTAGCTTTTTCTTGGAAACTGTTATTTTTCAACCAACTAACAGCATCTCCACCAAAGATGGGTTTGTTAAATCCAACGACAATTAGGACGGGGACTTTTCCGAGTTGTTTGATTTTCTCGGGAATTCGGATGTTTGGATCGTTGACACAAACCAAAATAAATTGTTTTCTTAAGATTTGATTTTTATCGAGTTCTTTTATAAATTCACGACTATATTCATCATTTGGATGAATACTATAGAAGATAAGGTTTTTATCCTTAATTGACGTCATTATATATAAATATAAAAATTATATTTTTATATCTAAACTAACTAAATACCTATCATTGTACAGTCAACAATTGATAGATTTCATAATCTTAGACAAATTGGTTAATCGGTCGGTGGGGGGATATGGGGGACTACAGTCCCCCAGTTGGTCACCAATGGGATCCCGTTCAAGAAGTTCGAATGCGGATCCCAGTAATATCATGCAAATTATTGACTATATCTTAACTGTGAGTGGACAACCCAAGATCGTATAAAGTGTCTGCTTTAACACAAGCCTTCGCGTCATATAACTATTTTCCCATCAATGACAGATACCTTTGTTGTTCGATAACGAATTGGCCCATGGCGATCGAATAGGCAATTAAAACTGAAAAATCGAGTTGTAATAACTTAGTGGATCGAGGTTCTTGTTCCATATCAGAAATCCACAACATCCAGAGAGTGTCCAAAAATTTTTTCCATGAAAAATGATTTCCTTGGAAAAATATGGATCACCGCTCTAAATACTATCGTGCTCCCAGGTTTCCCACCAAGGTGGTTGAAAGCATCGTTCGTTGATATTCGATCGGATATGTTGGTGCACAAGCCTTAGCTGAGGTTCTACTGGTTAATCATAGTTTGATTTCACTGGATCTTACCGATAACCCGTTGGGTGTAATCGGTGTCGAAGCCAAGGCTACCGCTTTACTGATCAATCGTGGTTTGACCTCACTCGATCTTAGTGATAACTGGATTGGATCAATTGGGGTCCAAAGATCTACTGGTTAATCACCGCCTGACCTCATTCAATCTCGATCGGAACCAGTTTGTGCCCGAGCCTTAGATAATACACGATTCAAGATGTATTAACAACAAACCACAATTCAATCAGAATCTCCTTTCAGAATTGCCAAGAGATGGCTGTATCACTATTAAGGATATCCGATAAGTATAAAACTGTTAACTTTGTAGATGTTCTGTGATGGCTCTTCAGAAATGTTCTTAGTAGGTTCATCTTCAAAGTTAAGCGGAATTCTACTCTGAGTTGTTTGGTTTGATATAAACAAGACCAATAAATGTAATTTTTAAACCCCAATATGAATCTTCATTATCTGATCCAATCGAATAGTGACTACCTTTGAAAAACGATAATCTGTTAGGATTCTTTGGTTATAGGTTTACACGTTTGTACGTATTCTATAGGTGGGTCTCCAAAACCCATAAATTTAATCATGTCAATTGGATGTTCTGTGTCATAATCCCTGATACGATCCAATATGTAATCTCTTGAAAAGTGTCCCAAATGGCAGTTTACATCATCCAGACGGGGATCGGTCATTTTATATATATGATTTGTCAGAAAAAGACGATCAAAGTTCATCTTTAGTGTATCACTAGTCGCGAGAAAATTCCTACTGTCATTTGATCAAATCGTCACGGATGGTTCCAATACAAGAGACATGTGCATACGATTGATCAGATCAGATAACGGTTTAAGATTGGGTAGACCGCACGTGAAATGTGTAACGTCTTTTTTATACGACTGCAGGGCATAGATGACTTTGCCATCTGGAAAATCAGAGACAAATGTGTCATTAAATCTACAGATTGCAGATCCGTCAAATTCAGTGTAGTCCTTTCGACGGTTCCAATTATCATAAACATCGATAACATCTCCATTCAGTGTGACATATACACTCTCTCCATAGAAGGTCTTATTGGGAACGATGACTCTCAGACCAAACACGCACATTTTTTTGTCAGATGATAACTTTTTAAGAATGTTATAAAATTCATCTTTTGTAACGAACATGTGGGCGATATGGGTGTTATTTTTGACGCTCATAGTCTCTTGGGTGATGTGAATGATTGGTGATTGCATTATTATTTCAGTATAAGAAAAACACGAAAATTGTCAATCATTTTTTTAATATTTTAGATTTCACTAAAAATTGGTCTGTTACGCGGAAGGGAGATTTTGGTTTTTTTTGTTACGCCACAATTTTACGATTTTCTGTTGTGCGATAGATATTTTGTTGAATTCACGTTGTTTGACTTCGCTTGATTCACTGACTAATAGATGGTCTATTACATCAGTCATTTTTTTCTTGTTTGTTGCTAAACCAACCATTTCAAAAACATCACCCCAATATCCCCTGATATTGGTCATTTTTTGATCATATTCATCGGACCCAGATCTTAGTAATACGTCAAGTATGTATTCAGCAGATTTTTCTTGGTCTGTCTTGACCCCCACCCGATTTGGTGTTAGAATTTTACTTTTTAACGGACCGTCTTCAATTTGAGATAAAATTACCTCTTTTGACATGTCTGCTTGAACTTGTATAATTATACATATAATGATGATGATTGTCGCGTAATTCATTTGTTAATAAATTATATTTTGTGATATTTTATGATAACATATCAATGTAATTAAACCATCTTATTAAAACATAGTTTACTAAGAAAGGGTATCATATAAACTCTCATAATAAACTCTTGTCAGATCACACAACTCGTTTTTAGTCAATAATCCGGGTGAAATATAATCCATTTCAAATCTAGTATCCAGATTCTTAATTAAACATCGATTGAACTGATCTAATAACTTTCGATCATGATCGGTCAATTCCATTTTGCTCTCTAGATCGGTATATTCCTTCGGGGCTCTCGATAATAATTTGTCGCGATATTTAGAGATCTTGTCACTAATTTCTTCTCTGTATGCCCACATTGGTCGCAAATTAACCAAATCTTGTTTGTCGCAGTTTTCTAATGTTTGGAGAACCCTCATAATCCGACCTTCACAACAATGAACTCCAGCGTATTCACTTCGGCAATCGGCCAACTGTTCAATTAAATTAGTCTTCAATTGTTCAACCACCTCATGATTCAATGGGTGATTGATGCGTTCCCATACTAGTCGAAGGATCTCTTTTTCACGTATATTAGCACTATGATAGATTGCATCAATTCGACAAATAGTTTGAAGTGTATATAATGCAGAGTCCAATTTGTCAACGTCTGTGTCAATTGATAACTCGATCATCTGTTCTATTAAATTGACCGTTGAATCGATCGTATAATGATGTTGATCGCACTCTTTTAGTTGTTCGATGACTTGTGTGGCGGTTCGTTTAATCGTTTTATTATGCACATTGTGGCGGTCTTCAATCGCCAAATCGACCTGATCTTCAATTGGTACACGAATAATATGCTCAATTGTTACGGTTGACGGATAGGTTGTACGACTTCGAATCGTACGCACAATATAATAACACAATAGTAAACAACAAATTACCACACAAGAATCTTCTATATCGAATCCAAACATGGATAATTCTATATTATCTATACTTTTATCGTTGTTAAAATCGAACGTGATAATAGAAATATCAAAATAATTATCGATTCGTAAAAAAAAATTGATTGTTCAAATACACACATTACACGGTCATTAACCATATGTCCAACGCATTCTATATTTGCAATCACGATGGTTTGGTGCTTCAATGTCGGAAGCAAATTGGTGACCAATACTTAATTGAAACGTCCGCAGATAAGACTCATTTATGGGTAACTAAGGGTGAATATGACAACATTCCAGAGGGGTGTCACAAGTGTACAATTGATGTAAAAGATAATACTACTAATGCGAGTGCGAAACCCAACTCTAAAATGTTTTATGTTTGTAACCATGATGGTCTCGTACTACAACTTAGGAAACAACTGGCTTTTCATAATGAGGAAAATCATAATGTTTGCTATTTGATTGAATTTGTCAAGGATAAAACACATCAATTCGTGACACAAGAAGAATTCGAAACGATTCCAGAAGGGTGTCACAGGTCTAGTGTATGAGGCAAAATATTTTATTAAAAATTGATGTAATTTTTATCACTTTGATCAGTGGGTGATTAAAGATCTATGAAGAAGATTGGTAGGCAAATAAGCGGTACTTTATCTCTGGGTGATGTCGTCTCATCTGGTGATGTGTATTACAGTGGTCGTCAGATGAGACGATGTCAAACAGTGTCAAAATCAAGTCAAGGGATTACTCTAGGTGTCACAATCGACTCCCATGGAGTGATTCGAGGCAATGGTGTCTCTTATCACGGGAGCGATTTTACATTTGTTGGTAATGATAGCGTGATCGCAGGAAGCGATATAACTGTGTACGGCTCTCGTAATCGAGTAACTGGGTCTGATGTGACTATCTACGGTCACAATAACTCAATCACCGGTAGTGATTGTAATATAATTGGCAACAATAACAAGGTTACTGGATCCAACTTAACCATTCGCGGACATGGCAACCAATCGACTGGAATGGATATTACTGTATCAAATGTATATGTTGATCTATCGATGTATCCACCACCTGCGTTTGATAGCGAACCTTTAGACGAGGGTGAACCGAAAAAGGTAGGGGAGAGTGATGTGGATCATCAGTTCCTCACTACCGAGTTCCTAGTTGATGAGAAGTCATTAGATGGTACTAATCTATGTGTAGTTTGTATTGATAATAAGAAACAGCTCGCGATTCAAGAATGTGGTCATCTCTGCTTGTGTTTCGCCTGTGCAAAACAAATGATGGATGCCAAAGACACCGAGTTTCGGTGTCCAATGTGCAAAGTCTTGATCCGACAGAAACTGAACCGAATCTTCTATTAAATAGGCGACGCTCGTTGCCTTTACTTTGATTGACTAAAATACAATCACAGATATTTATATATAAACATGTGAGTCGTACGATTACAACGTCATTCGGGAAGGATGTTTAGACATGATGTCTTGAAGGACATCATGTATGATAATATATGGGAAACTAAACTCCACTATGAATCAGGTGTTTTCCATATGCGAACAAAAGTGGAAAACACGGCACACGGTGATGGAAATTACCGTGGTAATGATGGTTCATTTTATAGAGTAAGTATGGTACAATTGGAGTAGTTCCAAGGGATTGTGGAACAGTACGAAACCATATTGTCAGTGATAAACTCATCTTTCGTGTGCAAGATGATATTTGTGATGATCATGAAATATTAGAAAATAATTTAAATTCGGCAATCGGTATTTAAATTTATCGACAATAAATACATAGAATACCATTTGTCAGGATCATTACAAATGATATATCCAGTTGGGATTACCATGCAACCTGTTGATCATACTTCATGTACTTGTGATCTTTCATTCTGGTTGTAATTCAAATTGCCCTTCATTGACTTTGTCGAGTAAACGACTAGTTTTATCGTCATCGGCGATCACTGACTTCATGTCAAGTAACAATCCACCAATTTCTAACTCTAAACTTTTGCGAAATTCGGTATCATCATCAATTTTTTCTTGATATTTTTCATATTTTCCAAGAACTTTTTCCCCCAATTGATCACCATTATTGTCCACATAACTGTTAAGAATTGATCTTTTGGATTCGATAATTTGATCAATTACTGTTTTTTTGGGTTTATATTTAAATGTTTCTCCATCTGATACTAGGGCATAACTCGACCGCTCACTGGCCGAGTAGACATTATGATATTCTGGTAATTGTTTATTATTATGAATCTGTGTAAACAGACTAGGAATACTATTAAATATATTGTTTTTTAACAATGGACCTAAAATATCACCCAATTTTTGTTGGATATGTACGAGATCTTCTTTGCCGAAAGCATTGGGAAAAACAATTATATTATGATTATTATTAGTGACACTCTGTGGATTTTCTATTATGGCTTCATATTTGCCTTCAGCATGCGATAGGCGAACAATCAATTCTTCACGACTCAATTGGTCATAACTATTTTTCAAGACTAGTTTAGGTTTAGTGACAATTGGTATATCACATACTTTCTGTTGTATATGATATTTGCAATTTTGTTTTGTTTTGAATAATTTACCACATTGTGGGCAGGTCTTATCAGTTTTGCAACATACGTTATTACTGACGTGATAATTCAAACTAGTCTTACTCTTCATATGTTTACCACATTTACAACAATTATACATTGTTACTGGATACATGTTATATGATTTTATATATATATATATATAAAATTTCAATGAAATAATTTAAAAACCTTATGAATGACCGTATGGGTTTTAGATGATTTTCATAAGGTTTTTAAATGATTTTCATAAGGTTTTTAAATGATTTTCATAAGG